ATTTTGGAAGAAATTTTTAGGGATGCCCTGAAGGAAAGACTTGGCAGATTTCTGTCAGAGCAAGAAATTTTATACCATAGAGAGAAAGATTTAATAATAGGGTGGTTGCTAAAAACGGGCAAAATCTCACTTTCATATGTAATGAGAAAATTTCAATGCACTTGCGAAGAGGCTACAAAAAAGATTAGCGAAGCCACAAAACATGAATGTCCCCTATGCAGCAGGAAAGAAATAAATTATTTTGATGCTGAGTTTGAGGTATGCAAATGCTTCGGACAGATTGCAACATAGGGAACATTATCAGACGTTATATAAAATAATACAGGATAGCTCAACTGGTAGAGCATCACACTTTGGATGTGGCGGTTGGCGGTTCGAATCCTCCTCCTGTAATGTGCAATGTAATATATGGAAAATCTTGAAAATAATCCACTTTTTGTAAAAGTTCGAGTCACAAAAAGACTTTATAAAATGTGGGATCGTTACGAGCGTTATCAACGATGGCTAGGAAAACAGTTACTGGAAGGATATATGACACAGAAATATAAAGCTTGCTGCGGAAGGAGATGCCTGGTTTTGGGATGCAAGATCAATGAAAATGGCGGATGTTTTTGCGCGTGCAGGTCGAATGATTCTATTCAAACTCTAAAGAGAGCGATCGATGGCTCAATGATATACCGAGGTTCGATTTATTATGCCGATCCAAATGAAAGACAGAAGCATTTAGATCGGATGACTCCCGAACAACGCGCTCGAGAAGATCATTTCCGGCTTATTGAAGCTCCAGAACTTCTCAAAAAATATGAGGAAAAATTTAAAGAATTCATCGATGACCAAATTTGACTGCTTAAAATGGGGATGCGCCGAAGAAAATGAAAGCCTTTAATTTCTCCGTTACTTTGATTCTTCCTGAAAGCTGTCCGACATTCAATTATATTTTGAACAAAGACGGTGAATGTATACAAGTTTTTTGGAAAGAAAGAAAGTGGATCAGCAAAGAAGATGCTAAGGAATTTTTGCCTGAATCTCGTATAAAATCTTGATGGGAATAAATGGTAAATAATTTTGAAAATAATCCACTTTTTGTAAAAGTTCGAGTCTCAAAAAAACTTTACAAGCAATGGGATAGTTACCAGCGATATCAGAAATGGATTGGAAAGGCATTATTGAAGGAGATTACAGCTACATACAAAAAAGCATAGGAGTTTATGCATTGGATTAGCATCAAAGATCAGAAGCCTCCAACGGAAAATCCCCTTCACTTTTATTGCGAAGATGGTAGTCAGGAAATAGGTTGGTATAATGAAGACTGTGACCATTGGGACGTAGGCGGGTGGGTTAATTGTTTCTATTGCGGAGGGAAATCCCCGCTTCTTTTAATAAAACATGCATGGTGCAAAGAAAATAAAATAATCACCCATTGGATGCGACTGCCCGCTCCACCAGAGAATTAGGAGAAAATGGACAAAGAAATTGATGGAGCCGAACAAGTAGAATATGCAATACAGATCGCAGGCCACATCTTGAAATTTTTATACGAAGCCAAATGCCCAGAAAACATCGGCCAGGCGGCACTCGGCAATGCTTGGTTCAGATTGTGCTTAGGAATGGAATTTACTCCACAACAATTTCAAGAGATGTGCGATGTCATGGCCACGCAATACAAAATCGCTCACAAAAAATATTACAAAACTCAATAGAAAATATTTCCACAAATAAACATTCTTTGATATGTGTCAGCTAAACGCATACACAAGGAATTTATATGCACATGAAGAAAAAAGCAGCCTGCGATAAAAAAATGATGATGAAAGAAGAAAAGATGGATCATTCCAAAAAAATGATGATGAAAAAGAAAATGCACAAAGGTAAAAAGTAATGGATCGCAAAATGCGACAGCAGGTTACTAAACCTATTCGCAAAGCTGAAAAGATCCTTAAGAAGGCAGAGCGCTCAAATGTAAAGTTGGCAAATTACGATGAGCGCATCCGCGATCCTGCAATAAAGAAATACAAACAGATGAAGAAGAAGGGCTGCTAATCAAATTTCCGGATTTTATGTGCTACATGCCAGGGAAAATCTGCCCTCTCTGTCGATGTAATAATATATTCATCGGCTGAATTTACGCATTTTACATGAATTCCATCTTCTTCGATCGAAACTTCACCTAGAATATGCTCATCGGGAAATTCTATATATCCGACCGTCTTAACTTTTGACATTTTATCCATTTTTTTGTTGAACGATAACGCAACTCTCATTTACTAAGGGAGTAAAATAAGGTTTATCGTGGAAAAAATCACTTGGCATAATGAGATTCGAAAGGTCAAAGATCTCAAACCTTATCCTTTAAACCCTCGTCAAATCTCAAAAGACCAAATGGCGCAGCTCAAACGCAGTATCGAGAAATTCGATTACGCCGAGATTATCGTTGCGCAGCCTGACAGTACAATCATCGCAGGACACATGCGGATAAAGGCTCTCATCTCATTGGGTCGCAAAAATGAAGAAATAGATGTGCGCGTGCCCAACCGCCAGTTAACCGAAGAAGAAATGCGCGAATACCTTGTCAGGAGCAATAAAAATACAGGTGAATGGGATTGGGATTCACTTAGCTCGAATTTCGAACTGCATGATTTGTGCGATTGTGGATTTACAGCTGAAGATTTTCATATATCGCTAGAAGAATCAGTTCTCGAAGAAGAAGAACAAAAACAAAAATGCCCTGCTTGTGGTAAGAAATTGAAGAAAATTAATTCCAAATGAAGTAATATATTATTATGGACGAAAGATTCACAGTAGAATATATCCAGCGTGAAGCTAATATTATAATTAAATTCTTTTGCAAACGACAAAAAAAGAAGGGAAGCCAATGGCTATTCACTCCCTTTTCGGAAATGGATCATAGAATTATGAAAAGACTGGGGATAAAGTGATTCATGCAAGGAAAAAATCCTCCTGGAAGACAGCTTATAGAAATTGATTGGAATAAGGTTGATACTCTAATACGCCATCAATGTACCGGAGAGGAGGTTGCTGGAGAATTAGGCATATGCTACGACACTCTGGTTAGTAGAATACAAGAAAAAGACAATGGAATCTATTCGGGTTTTTCGGAGTATGCTTCCAGTAAAAAAAGCTCTGGAAAGGCTCGTCTTAGAAGTTCCCAATTTGCAAAAGCTTTAAAAGGCGATAGCAAAATGCTTGATAAGCTTGGAGATGTATACCTTGGCCAAGCGCGGAAAGAAACAGAATTGCCTCCAAATGAACCAACTCTCATGGATCTCCATAACGTTTTGGGTGAAAATAAATCCTTGAAAGAGCAACTTGAGCAATTGCAAAAGGAATTTGATGCCTTTAAGTCCCAAGCAGATCCTCTCATACCAACAAGCGACCAAACGCTTTAACATCTGGGTCGGCTCTGTCAGAGCTGGCAAGACCTATTCCTCTATCCTCAAACTAACAGATCTACTTGCCAACGGCCCCGTTGGCGATTGCATGATCATAGGAGTTAACCGTGACGCGATTCAAAGAAATGTGCTTATACAGCTATACAAGTTTTTGGGATTTCCTGAGCCTTCAAATAAAACAACACAGACCAAACTCTACTCTAGGCATATCTACTTTGTCGGAGCTGATGATGAAGGTGCGGTGCGTCGAATCAAAGGCTCAACTCTGGCATTTGCTTACGTTGACGAGGCGACTGACATACCTCAGCCTTTCTGGAAGATGCTGCTTTCAAGGCTCTCCGTTAAAGGCGCACAGCTGCTGGCAACGTGCAATCCAGAAGGGCCACATCACTGGCTTAAGAAAGAATTTATCGATAGAGCGCATGAACTAGATCTAATCTATTGGAATTTCACCCTCGATGACAATCCTTCACTTGATCCGAAGTACAAGGAAGAATTGAAAAAAGAATACACAGGGATGTGGTACAAAAGATTCATTTTAGGAGAGTGGGCCGTTAGTCACGGTCTAATATATGATAGCTATGATGAAACCAATGAATATGAGCAACCGTTCAATCCTCCGAACTACTACATTATTGGAATCGACTACGGAACCAGCAACGCAACGGCAGCTGTGCTATTGGCTGTATCTCCTACTAAATGGCCGCAGATCCGCGTTGAAGAAGAGTATTACTACGATTCGGTCAAAAAAGGTCGTCAGAAGACAGATGCGGAGCTTGGAGAGGATATCAAAGACTTTATCGGTTATAAAAGCGTGCAAGCTATCTACGTTGATCCATCTGCAGCAAGCCTCAAAGCAGAACTTCGACACAAAGACTTGCCAGTAAGGGATGCAAAGAATGATGTTATCGAAGGGGTGAAGGTGGTCAGCAAATTCATTTCTGGCAAGAATCTTGTTATTCATAAGGGATGTAAAACATTACGTGAATGCATCCAATCTTATTCATGGGATCCGAAAGCTGCAGATCAGGGCGAAGATAAGCCCTTAAAAAAGCACGATCATATTATGGACGCTCTTAGATATGCCGTGTATACTGCATTCCCGCAAGGGCAGTTCTCTCATCCCGATGAGCATTTGACTATAGAGCAGATTAGGCGTAATGTTTATGGGAATGATTTTAATCCATTGGGAATGCCGATGGGGGGGTATATGTAACATGGATAAAAAAGATAATGATCAATGATTGGTTGAAAAACCTTCCTCCCTATCATCAACTTTACATTACGCACAATGGGCATCGAACTTCCTATCAATCAATGAACGACTATTTGAGTGAGGAATACATCAAGGAAGAAATTTCATTTGATGAGGCTCAATTATGCCTAAAAACGGACTCCATATGGGAGATTCAAATATATCCAATAACTCCGATAGGCTTCTATAAAAGCTGTGCATCGACCTTTGAAATGGCTATGGAATTGATATTGGAGAGTTATAATTTCACTGAAGGTAGATGGTTATGAAGTTAGCTGGGAGAAGATTTAAATGATAATTGAGTGTGTATTCAAATTTGTAATGTGGATATTGATTAAACTTAATATAGCCGAATCGATCGTCTTGCATACGGATCCTAACCGGACTCATATTGTGTATTTTAGAAAGAACAAGGGGCCGTTTTGATGATCATAGACCTTTCAGAATGGAACGAATACATAGCCGATGATGTTCCTCCAGGAGCAATTCCCTATGGAATTAAGCTCGAAACAATGCAAATAATAACCGCAAATGGCTATAGGAAGCCTCAATCAGATGATTTTCCGTCAGGGCTTATAGCAGATCCAGACTCGCTCAAATGTAGACTTTTTTGGAGAGAACTAAAATGATTATAAATTGCTTTCCGAGTGGAGACAATCTGCCGAAACAAAAATTTTCTCCCGATATGCTCCAAAGAGATCGCATTAATTCTAAAAAGGGGAAAAAAATGAAAAAAGATAAGTTTTTACAAAAGTTAATGGATTTATGCTTTGATTTGCAACTTAGCGTCAGGGTAAACCACAAAGATGGTCGCATCAATTTGTATGAAGATATGGGCGAATGGGAGTGTGCTGAACAGGCGCTTCTTTATCTAAATAAGATGATCGTAGAAAAAAAATGATCATTGAATTTACGAAAGAGGAGTTAGAGGAAATCTTGGAATGTTTGGAGCAATGCCGCTGTGAATACGGGTGGACCTCTGAATGTGCAACGGCAATAGAAAAAGTAATAGAGGCTCTTCATAATGATCATTGACTGCATAGCCGACTTGCACGGACATTATCCAGAGCTAGAAGGCGGCGACCTTCTTATTGTGGCGGGGGATTTGGTCAAGCATGGAACTGCAAATGAATATGATTATTTTCAAAATTGGTGTTTAACCCAGAAATACACGCAAATAATCGTTATTGCAGGCAATCATGATGTTGCGCTTATTAATGACCCTTGGTTAACTTCAGAATGCGTATCTTTTAAATATCTCTGCGACTCAGGCACAGAATTCGAAGGCCTCAAGATATGGGGCTCTCCTTGGACGCCGTTATTCAAAGGAGTAAACCCTCAATGCACCGCTTTCATGCTGCCAGAAGCCGAATTAGAGGCCAAATTTGCGCTTATACCGGATGATACGGAAATCCTCATCACGCATGGGCCGCCTCTGGGCGTCTTTGATTGGAACAATCAAAACATGAGTTGTGGAAGTAGGTCTCTTGTAATGAGAGCAACTTCTTTGCCTAATTTAAAACTATTTGCTTTCGGTCACCTGCATGGGGCCTATGGGATGATGGACATGGCTAAGGTTAATGAAGAAATTGGGGTAGCCTTCCTCAATAAAAAATGCAAATCCTACCCAATAGTAACCAACTGCTCCCACGTCAACGAACACTATGATCCGGTCAACAAGCCGATTAGGATTCTCTTGTGAAGTATTGTTGCAAATGTGAAGAAGGTTTCTATGATGTCATGGAACATGCATTTTGTGATGAACATCAAAAAGAATATGATGAATGGTTAAACGAAATATATATTCCGGAGGGAAACTGTCCCTGTGGATCTTCAGTCTGGACAAATGGTTCAATGCAACTTACTGACCCTCCTACTTTCCCCGAAATGATGGTATTTCGATGCGCTATATGTCATTATATACAATTAGAATATTCGAGAAGCGGAAGATGTAGGATTAAACGGAGATTGGTATGAATATAGAGATTGATTTGTCGCTGAAAGAAGCTGAAGTAGTTGGCGAAATTGCCAAGAATCACCGAAAGATAATCGATGATTGGTGCAAAGCTTATTTGGCTCAATTGTATGAAGAAGGGATAGATATTAAGCCTGGATGCTTTACTTTATTTGAAGCAGATGTGTATCTTGGTGATGGAAAATTATATAAAAAATACTGGCTTGAGCCGAGAATGGATTAGGGTAATAAGGATTTAGATTTCGCATTCTCTTCTTCCATGAGCTTATAAAGACATCTCTTAGTTTGTTCTGTCTGATAAATACAAAACCCAGCAAAAATCACTACAAGTGCCAGCAGGCATACTAGAAATAATTCAATGTTGTCTTTCATGCAATTTATCATAAAATGCCCTTATTTCTTTTTTCTCATTATGACATATAAAATATCCCATAAGCATTAGAGTGTAAGCTGCGATCATGCCTAGGCTAAATGCACCAATAGCGCGGAAATGAATATTTCTTCGTTCTCTATCCTCATCAAAGCTCATTTCATCCACCTCGTTTTTTCTCAATAATACTATTGACGCACATAAAAGCAATGCAAATTTCCGGCTGGACACCTCAATAAATATTTGATATTAGGAAATTATTAAATATTATTTAACTTGGCCTCCTTTGCATGGGTTCATATGACAACGGGAACTTTTCGGGCTTAGGTTACATCGATCCATCTGATGTCGGTGCTAAGAATCTCAAAAACTTCATGTCCCATTTCTACCAATCTAGCTATCCAGCAAATGGGGTCTATTGGCAACAAGGGTCGATAGATAAACGATTCAAGGTGGGCGACCAAACTTTGTGGTCGATGTTATATGGAGACAACCAATATTTTCAATCACGCAGGTTCTTTTTCAACCTGATACGCCGTCACATCAATATGATAACGGGACATCAGCGCAAGAATCGCAAGTCAACGATCACGATGCCTAATCTGGAAAATGATTCGTTAGCCGATGATTATAATGCAGTCTTAAGATGGAGCGAGGACAGAGATGGATTTCAAGAATATTTTTCGCAAGCTTTTGAAGGTGCGCTGGACACGGGTTGCTGTTTACTGCATCTTTACCCTGATTACACTCTTGATCCTATATCTGGCGATCTTTTTACTGATTGTGTTTCGTGGAATAATTTTCTCATCGACCCATACTATCGTAAACAGGATCTAACAGACTGCACAGCTATATGGCGCAGACGATGGGTGAATAAAATACAGGCCAAAGCACTCCTTCCAGGAAGATCGAAAGAAATTGATAAAATGCAACCCAGCGGGATGAAAGATGGAAGATTCCCTTTGCAGGCAGAGCTTATTAATCTCGATACTAATGCACTTTTCGCCTACGACGAGTTTCATTATCGTTCAACACGGGAAGCAACAATTGTGCTTGATCCTAAAAGCGGGGAAGCCGTCGAGTGGGAAGAGGACGAAGAAGACGAAGACGACATGATGGAGCGCACACTAGCACAACAACCGTGGCTCGTTGTGAAAAAGACGCAGGTTCCTACGGTTAAGCTAGGCATTTGCCTTGGGAATAATGTCCTCTATGATGGCCCCAATTTACTGGGAATCGACCAATATCCAATGGTTCCCCTGCTTTGTTACCACGATCCAGATATTCAGTCCTATGCTTGGCGTATACAAGGCGTTGTGCGCAATCTCCGAGACGCTCAATATCTTTACAACCGCCGCAAAGTTATAGAACTGGACATTCTGGAATCTCAAATAAATTCTGGATGGATGTATAAGATTGATCGTGTTGTCGATTCAAAAGCATTCCGCCAGTCCGGTCAGGGTTTCCTAATACCCGTAAAATCGGGAGATGAGCCTATAGACTCCTCTGTGAAGCGGATAGAGGCTCCTGGTATCCCTCAGTCGATGATAGAGCTTTCTAGGTCGCTTGCTGAAGACATCACCAAAATATCGGGGGTAAATGAAGAATTACTTGGATCTGCTACCGATGATAAAGCGGGTATTTTGTCGATGCTGCGACAGGGAGCTTCGCTCACGACTTTACAAACCATATTCGACAAAGCCGACTATTCTCAACGTCTTTACGGCAAAATCCGCCTACAGGCTATACGAAAGAATTTTTCCAAAGGGAAAATACGAAACATCATTGGGCATGATCCTGATCCGCGCTTCTTTACGAGTCATGCACTTAAATATTCAGTGGCTGTTGAAGAGGGCAATTATTCAACTACCCAACGACAAATGGAACTCCAACAGCTCCTCCACTTCCGAGAAATAGGAATGCCTATCGGCGACAAATCAATCCTAAAAGCAGCTTTTATTACTAATAAAGATGAAGTCATCAAAGATATGCAGGACACAGCCCAACAGCAACAACAACAGCAACAAATGCAAGCGCAGCAGCAAGAGAAAAAAGACGAAGCGGAAATATTTGCAAAATATTCTCAAGCTCGTTCTAACCTGGCGCAAGAAAAAGACAGAATGGCTGCGGCTCAAGAAAAGTTAGCTAAAATTGAAGAGATACACGCTAAGGCAGAGCATGAAACCATGCGTGGTGATTTAGATCTTATTAAGATGATGCTCGAATTAGAAACAATGGATCTCGAAACAATAAAAAGTTCGTATGAAATAGCCCAAGCAATTAAAATGGGGAATAGTCAGCAAACCAAACAAACAACTAACGTGTAGGAGAATTTATGAAAAAACATTCAGAAAAAGGCGGAATGCGCTCAGCTAAGATGCCGTCAGACCACCATGAGACTATGCAAGGTGAACTTGGTCATACATGCATGGAGAAGTATGCCACAGAGTTCGGCAATCCTAAAGAGCTTGATAAATGTAACGAAGGGTTAGCTAATTATGTTCGCAAAAACAAAATGAAATATTAGTAATTATCGTTGACCGCTATACGTCGCTATAAATAGGTATAAATATGGCTGGAAGAAAATCGCCTGGCATGAATCCGCTAGGGCATAGTCCATTCGGAAAAGAAAAGCTAGAGGGTCCAAAAATGCACCATGATGATCATGGATCGGATGCCTCCATTGCCTCGGGAACTCATTTGCCTGGGAAACATTGGGAGCGACTATATGACGCTACTGGCCCTAGCCGTAATATGGTTAATACCGAAGGTGCGGACTTTAATCCGAAATGTAGCAAAGATCGTAAGACAACTCATATCAAAATAAATGAGACTGATCATTGATATACGATGCAAAAGAGATGTTCGTAAATGGACATCGTTTCAAGCGCAAGCAGACTGTGGGCGAACAGGCTCTGAAGGCAATGGCCGATGATACTAAATATGATAGTTTAGAAGTCGGCCACGCCTTAACTGAGGATATAGCTAAACAACTGGAAATATGCGTCCGCAGATATAATCCCATTTTCGACGAGGAGGAATATTGTGTTGGATATCTTCTGGCTACCGATCCCCTCATTAAAGGTGTCATGCGACGAAAGTTTTTCGCAATGCTATATCTCCCCTCGCCCCGTCCCAATCAGACCGTATTTCTATATAACAAAACCTTTGATCGCTTTACAAAGCGGCTGTGGGTTCTTCCTAACGCAATGACGATGGCCGAATTATCGGAGTCTCCAATTGTTGATAAAGCCTACCAATCCATGAAAGCATGGTCTGATGCTTTCTTCAATGGGACTTTTTGGCAGTTCGTTCGCAATGAGGCAGGCATAGATATGCTTTCTGAGACTGAATATCTACATGCTAATAGAGAAAAACTCGTCAAGTCGGGATGTAAGGAGAGCAAGTCTCTTCCTGCCCAGGCCTTTGATTTTAGTAAAATCGCAACGGAAAAGGTCATATACCCTAAGATATCCCTCCCTCAGTAAGATTGTTTCAATCTCTTTAGGGAGGCATAACGCCTCTAAAGGAATATTTCCTCCCATGAAATGTAATGTAGCGCGATAATGCGCAAGGTCGGCTTGCAATTTTTCTTGACTATCTTTCGTCTCTTGAATTATTTCAGAATCATCCATAGGAGTTTTTCATGCCTGAAAATGTTATTGATAATAAAGAGGCTCAAGCCTCAGCCGTTGCTTCCAAGGAAACTACTAAATTAGCAGAAAATGCACAAACGGAAAATCTGCAAGAAATAAATTGGAAAAAGTTCAGAGAAGATCGTGAGAGAGAAAGGAAAGAGAGAGAGGAAATTGAAAGAGATAGAGCGAAGAAAGCCGATGAAAATGCTGCTTTAAAGGCTGCGCTTGAGGTTTTAGCTAACAAGCCAAGCAATCAGACCTCTACATCAGATCAGCTTGAAGAGACCGAAGAGCAGCGCATTAGAAGGCAAATTAAAGAGGGCATCGAAGAGCATGACAGACAAAAAGATTCCGAAAGGGCAAAACGCGAAGCTCAAGAATTGCCGCAGCTCCTGCAGAGGAATTTTACAGATTTTAATGCAGTATGCACAAATGAAAACCTTGATTATCTGGAATATCATTATCCTGAAGTCGCTGCGCCTTATAAACACCTGCCTGATTCATATGAAAAATGGGCTAACATCTATAAAGCGGTAAAGAGATTTGTCGCCAATCCCGATAGCACGAAAGACCAGAAGAAGGCGGAGAAGAATTTTAATAAGCCTCAATCTATGGCTGTTCCAGGATCCACTATGACCACAGACACGCCACCTAGCGTTCTAGATGATAAGAGAAAAGAGAACAATTGGATTAGAATGCAGAGAAGAATGAAGGGGCTATCCGGATGAAATCAGGCCTTTAAATTTAAAACCATTTGAAGCAAGAAATATTTAGGGGCTACGTATATCTTAATCAATTTATCTGTAAAAATGCATAATTGAAGGAATAATATCGGGCAACCTATTCCGCAAAACATTGGGATAAGAATTGAAGGCAATTCCCTATGTCCATATTTATCTAAATATGGATTCTTGTAAAAATATATTCCTGAAATACTAAGAGAGATAACCAAAATGAACAATATCGCTATCTGGTAAATAGTAGAGATTTTCTCGTATTTGAATATTTGCATTATTGTATCAGGTGCATGTTCTAGAATGAAATCTTCTGTGCCTTGCAGATATTCTAAAAGTTTCTCAATTATTTTTTCACTCATCATCGTCTCCTTTGTCTGGGAAAATCATAACATTTCCCTCTATTTTCATCATCACATTCTCATGCCTTGTATTAAAATATTTAATTTGATAATTGGAATTTAGCAGTATGGGCATCGCTACCCCACGCTTTTTTTCCTCCTTTTGAGGGCCGATTAAAAAACGGCCTTCTTTTATCGGCTGTAAGCATCTCGCCAATGCACGGTTGTATTGCACCTCGCCAGTGTCGGCAGAATAGTCAAGCTCGCCCCTGACATTATTATTAACATTAATACCGAGGGTAAAATGTCACTTGCAACAACTGGCATTACAAATCTTAACAACATGGCTCCTGAGCTACCGCTACAATTTAGCGAGGATTTACTCAGCACGCCAATGTTTAATTTGATCCATAGCTTCGGCGCGGATCTACACTATGCAGAAGCTCATATTGGGCGAACTACACGGATGTCACGTTATGAAAGGCTTTCTACAAGCGGCGGACAGCTCGATGGCTCAGGGATCGACCCTAGCCCTGAAGTTGTCGTTCGCACGGATATCGATGCCGATACCGAGATTTTCGCTAAGACTGTCGTAATTAACGAGCAGGTCACGTTATATGAAAATGATAAAGTATTAACTAAATTTACAGCTTTATTAGGACAATGGTTAAGAGAAAAGGAAGATCTTTTAATGAGAGATCTTTTAAGCTCGAGCGTCAGTTATCTAAATTCCGTCGGGGGAATAAACGGGCAACAGCCTAGTGAGATAAGCCGCAATGATATCAATAACATTGAGCGCATCTTACTCGGAAACGATGCCAGAACGATGCTCGAAGGCATAGATGCAGACCTGAAATTCGCAACATCGCCCACACGAGACGCCTTCATCGCTCTCGCAAGCACAGATATCACGCCTGATCTTCAAAACGTGCAAGGCGTCGTCCTGAAAAATGCTTATCCTCATCAAGAAGGATTGAGACCGGAAGAATACTGCTCAGTTTCTCGCTTCCGTTTCTTCGTTTCTTCTAAAGCAGCTAAGATTCCTGGAGTTTCTCAGCCTGGCGGACAAACCGTTTATACCGTTCCGATGTATGGACTAGAATCCTTCGCCAAGATCGATCAGAACAACTATAGCGCAATCGTGGGATATAGACCTCCTTACGTTGTGTCCTCGGTTGCACAGAACAGCCAACTATATGCCAAATTTGCGATTGCACGTGCAATTACGAATCAGAACTGGATTAGCGGCTTAAACGTAACACAAAGACTATAAGGAGATTTTTTATGACGCTTTTAGTTCAAGGATCTTTTCAATCGACTGGGATAGCAGTCAATATCCCGATTCCTGCTAGTGCAGACTATTTCGTGGTTTTCAATCAGACGCAAGCAGCAACGACGCAAGCAACGGGACGGGGAATCAAATTTGAATGGTTTGCTAATCCTTCAATGGCTTCCAATGCCGCATATGAGACTTATAAAACGAATTCTACGAATGCGACGAATTATAATTTAGTCACCTCTGGTGGTTTCAATTATTATGCCGATTATCCCGCTCCAGAAGCACCAGTGACGGGGACAGCTATCACGAATGCTTCTCCCGCCGTCGTAGCGATGACCAACACCTATAACAACGGTGATCGGGTCGTTCTTTATGACACCACAGGCATGGAAATTATTGGAGGAATGCAGTTCTCTATCTCTTCCGTTTCCGGATCTGGATTCACATTGCTTGGTCTTCCGGCTGCAGGATTTGCTTCAGCAGCGACAGATGTCATTGCCAGGCGCATTTCGCCTTTTAACAAGATGCTTCCCGAATTCATGTATGTAACTGCTGTATCGCAAGCGGCGCAAGCTCAAGTGACAACTAGCACGATAAACACAAATGTGATTTATGTTGGACAAAAATTAGTTTTCCAAATCCCCACAAGTTTTGGAATGACTCAATTAAATACCAACACACAGCCAGGGACTCAGGATATCCCTTATGTTGTCACATCGATTGTCGACGCATACAACTTCACTATCAATCTGAATACAACAGGATTCACTCCTTTTGCTTTCCCAGCAAGCACGCTTTCGCCAACAGCCCCGTTGTTTGCGACAGTAGCTCCAGCGGGATCAAGCACGCAATACAATCCAATATTGCAGACCTTCACGGGCTATAACTTCAACTTGCAGCCATTCAGATCGAGCCAAGAGTTCCCTCTGATGAATTGTCAGGCTGGTGCGCAGAGTCCGGCGGGGTCGAATGGAGACGTTATAGTTTGGCAGGCATGGAAAGCTCCAGTAACACAATACGCGTCTAATGCATAGATGGAGGGCGAAAGCCCTCTTTTTTGGAGGATGATGGGTACTAATATCCTTATCGATGAAGGAGCTAACACCTTTCTTCCTCCGAGTCCTGTCGTTCCGATGGCATTGCTGATAACAGCTATCACCACTGCTCTCCCAATGGTGATAACGGTATCAGGCCAAATACCAGGGAATATTTATATCCCTGGGCAACTCGTTTACTTAAGCGTCCCACGGACATATGGGATGTATCAGGCAAACGCGCTTACGGCTCAGATCATTGCGGTCAATGGAAACGAATTTACCGTAAATGTGGATTCGACGCAATTCGACCCTTTCTTTGTACCGGAGAGTATTTTCCAACAACCAGCAACGCTTGTCCCTGCAGGGGCGAGAAATACTTATAATTTTACAACGCTCCCTTTTCATTCTCTGAATGGATTAGTGGGCAATTAACAGGAGCAAATATGTCTTTGAAGTTAGTTACCGCCAGTGGTGAAGAGCACGGTCTGATAAATAGAGTTGCAAACTCTGTTCCTGATCAAGGATTTAAAAGATTCAGTGAAAAAATGCGGGAACAATTGAAGAAGGAGAAAAAAGAAGACGAGGAAATCGTCAAGGCAAGATATCTAAATTCGAGAAAGGGAAGAGAAACCCTCGAACGTCCTTACATGAAATATGAAGGTCAGCCGATCGATAGCTGGAAGTTCATTCATAATCATGTTTATGACGTACCCAGAGGATTAGTAAATGAAGTAAACGGTCAGCCTGAATTGCCAAAAAGAAGCGAGATAGTTGATGCAAATGGAAATCCCACACTAAAAGATGGCATAGGCGAGAAATTACATCAATTTGTCCCAGTGTCATTTTAATCTGTTTGGTGTATAGTATTCCCAATTCCATACAAAGGAGTTGGGAATGAAAAAGTGTACAAAATGCAAAGGTGAAAAAGAGGAATCCAAAAAGAATTTTTCTTGGATCACTCACAAAAATAGATATGAAGCTCAATGTAGAGAATGTCGGGATGAAAGGAGAAAAGAATTAAAGGAATTGAAGCTGAAATTGCCTAAACTTCCAAGGAAGAAAAAAGAAAAAAGGTCAGAAGAATATTATAAAAATTGGCGAAAGGAATATAACGAAATAAACAAAGAGAAAATAAAAAAACAACGCCATGAATATTATCTCAATCACCGAGATGAATACAAAATAGCAACACAAAAATGGCGCAAAGAAAACAAAATTAAATTTAAAGAAAGTTGGAAGAAGTCCGATGAAAAATTTCCTCTCAAAAGACCCGCAAGGAAAATATTAAATTATAATATTGAAAAAGGATACATCATTCGACCAACTATATGCAATAAATGTGGAAAAGAAGGAAAAATCGATGCTCACCATGAGGATTACTCAAAACCATTGGATGTTCAATGGATTTGCAAACGATGTCATGGAGAATTACATCGGCAAATTTAATTAGGATGATATGACAGCAGTTATACAAGCTAATAATACATATGCGCAAATAGAACTGTTGGTCAGGAGATTGACTGCTTCTCCTGGCCAGCAACAATTAGCTAGCGCAGAAATCCAACAGCTAACCAATACTTTTTATTCAGCGGATTTCCCTTACGCCATCAAGCTAGATCAAATGCGCTCTGTATATGTTTTCTTCACAGAGCCATATGTTGATCGATATCCTTTAGATGTAAACTATAATCAGGGTGTCCGAGCCCCAGTATATATCGAGGGAATACAGGGTTTTTTCTACAAAGATCGTGATGAGTTTTACCGCATGTGGCCGCGTTGGCCAACGCTTTTCAATCAATACGGGGCGACGTCTCTAGAAGGCGGAATAACGAATGTAACGCAGGCAAATCCTGCACAAGTTACTAGTCCCAATCACGGATTAAGCACGGGCAATACGATTTTTATTTCCGGCGTCAGTGGCATGACACAGTTGAATGGGCTTATGTATTCGGTAAATGTCATCGATGCAAACAATTTCACAATTGGAATAGATTCGACCGGATTCAATGCATATATAAGCGGTGGCACGTGGTATCTGACCCCTGTAGTTTTCAGCTTCATGCTGCCTGGGCCATTTCTGAGTGAAGAAGTAGTTATTGGCGGCGTAGATATCAATGGAAATGCATTCAATATAGCAGACGATGGAGATGGCAATCTCCAGCTTAAAACGCCGAATCCCGTAGTTTCCGTACCATTGCAGACGACGAATCCTGCTGTTCCTGGCATGTACAATCTCAATACCGCAAATCCAGGTCTGATCAATCCTACAAATGTAGGCAGCGTCAATTATGTTAGTGGAGCTATCACGTTCAGTTTGCCACTCCCTCTTCAACCAGGAACAACTTTAACAATTTGGGTCTCTCAATACCAGACGGGACGCCCATATACTCTACTATTCTGGAATAACGAATTCCATGTACGTCCAGTTCCTAAATTGATCCATAAAATTGAAGTTGAAACGTATCTAACTCCTGTTCAGTTCATGTTAACTACAGATAGCCCAATCTTAAATCAATGGGTGCAATATATCGCCTATGGTGTCGCCTGCGAAGTTCTACGACAGCGACAAGATATAGAAGGCTTAGCCAATGTTATGGAAGGGTTCAAGAGGCAAGAAGGTCTGGTGTTGGAAAGACAGGGCACAGAAGAAATTAACAGCCGGAACAATACGATCTATTCCGGAACTCAAGCAAATATCGGTTGGAATAATGGTTGGAATCAAGGCGGCTATTGATGACTGCATACAAGCCCCTCAAAGTGACAGGGAATAGCACTGGATTAGTCCAATCAAGAGAAGAATTCATCTTGCCGGACGATGCCTATCCTGTTCTTGAGAATGCATTTGTATGGCGCGAAAGAATAAAGCGTAAGCAAGGAACGCAGCTCCTTGGAAGATTGCGACGGGTTTTAACTGCTGAATCCCTAGGCACTATTACTTCATCAGGAGCTGGCACGGTTGGATTAAATATTTTCACGGCCTTGGGAATCGCATCCGGCCAGCCAAATGCACAAATGCAATTAGGCAATCAAACTCCGATCGTTATCACTATCGGATCTCCCATTTCTCAAACATTAACGGATACAACTGGAACGGGTGTCCTAACGATATCTCCGGCAGGAGTTATAACCGCAGCGAATATAAATTATGTGACAGGGGAGTTGACACTGACTTTTTCAGGTGCTGCCGCTTCTTCTGCCGTTACAATTACTGGTGCATATTTCCCCTCTCTTCCTGTCATGGGATTACGCGATAGAGAACTGAGCGGCTCAAGCATACCCACTACCGTAGCATTCGATACAGTTTACGCTTACAAATTCACTACGGGTGGATGGGTAGAATTCATTCCTGGCACTACATGGACAGGAGATGATGATAATTTTTTTTGGTCAACGAATTATTGGGTTAGTTCGGCGAATGTAAAATTATTTTGGGTTACTAATTTTAGTGGAACAGGTGGAGATCCCATTCGATATACGGATGGTGCAACGTGGACGGATTTTGCTCCTACCATAGATGACGGAGGGAACGTATTAGCTCAGTGTTTGGCTCTTCTTCCCTTTAGAGGGAGATTATTAGCATTCAATACGCTTGAAGGGGCGAATCTTGCTACCTCAGAAACTTATCAACAACGCATACGATGGTCGGCAGTAGGCGTTAGCCCGTT